ATGGAGGGCGAGTCCTCACGAAGCGGCGGCGGTATATCATCGTCATTCGTGGAAATCCCCGAGGACATAAGGAAGGCCATAGAGGAGAACAGGCTGATACGCGTGGGCGGACGCACGTATGAGAAGAGCCCCGAGGAAGGACAGGAGGGATAACATGCGCATGAGGCGGTCACTTATCAAGACGTATTACATGAGGCGCCGCACAGTCACGAAGGACAGCGAGGGCGGCTCTGTTGTAAGCTGGGGCGAGCCGATACCGGTAAAAGCCATAATATGGCAGGCATCGGGGCACGTAAGCGCCCTCCAGTACGGCGAGAAGCTTGAATACATCAAGAACATGGAATACTCAGGCACCGAGGAAATCAGGGAGAACGACGGCATATGCGTGGACGTGGACGGCGAGAGCATCCCCGACTACGTAATAAAGTCCGTCAACAGGGACAACAGCCCAATCATGATAACACTGGAGAGGTCCGATGGCTGACGGAAATGTAAGAAACGCCCAAAGACTAAACGAAAAGCTCAAGGCGATAGCGGACCAGACGGAAGCGGTTGAAAAAGCCATGAAAAAAGAGATACGCAGGGTGAGGAACACCGCGGTAATGCTGACACCCGTCAATCATGGCGAGCTAAGGCAGTCAATAATGACATCGGTGGAGAGGACGGACGGCGGCATAACGGCGACGTGCTACACCAACAAATCCTATGCGGCGTATGTTGAATTTGGGACGGGGCCAAAGGGGCAGGACAGCCACCAGGGCATTTCCCCAAACGTGCAACCGACATACACGCAGGAGGGCTGGTGGTTTCCAGGGGACAATATCACAAGGTATGCTGCAAAAAAATACCACTGGCCCAAAAGCACTGTTCATGGTAGCTATGGAACCACCAATGAAAATGGTGGTCTTGATATAACAACAACCAAAAAAATATTATATTACACAAAAGGACAGGCGGCGCAGCCGTTCATGTACCCCGCGCTCAAGAACAACGAGGACGTGATAAGGGCGAACCTGGCGGAAGCCGTCAGAAAATCAATAAGGGAGGCAGCAGAATAATGGTAAATGTAAAAGACCAGGTGTACAACGCCCTGAAGGAGCAGGAAATCACCGAAAACCTCGGCGACGGATACCCCAAAGAGTGGGCGGTGCTCCCCGCAATCCAATACATGGAGGAGGATAACTCCGTAAGCGAATGGACTGACAATGCAGAGCAGAAAGCACACCTGCTCTACAGGATTGACATCTGGAACAACCAGAGCACCTCGGAGGCGGCGATAAAAGTCGACAAGGCGTTAAGCACACTGGGACTGGTAAGGAAGCAGTGCAACGACGTGGACGATCCGAGCGGGCTTAAGCACAAGATAATGAGGTACGAGGGTATACTCGACATTGACACCAATATCGTCCACCACAACACGTATTATTAAAGGAGGAACAGAGAATGTTAGCTAACGGCATTACACTGGGCTATAAGAAGAGCGGCGAAAGCGCATACACAGACCTTACAGGCTTAAAGACCGTACCAGAACTTGGAAACGAGGAGGAGAAGGTGGAGAACACAGGACTCGCGGACAAGTCAAAGCAGTACGAGTACGGCATCGGGGATCCAGGCGACCTGGAATACACTTTCAAGTATGAGAATAAAAGCGAGTCATCGCCATACAGGGTTATGAGGAAGGCGGCGGCCGACAAGGAGGTAATCTCATTCCAGGAGAAACTCCCCGACGGAACAACCTACAATTTTGACGCAATGGTTTCTGTCAAACTCGGTTCAGGCGCTGTAAACGGCGTGCTTGAATGGACGCTCAAGATGGCGCTGCAGAGCGACCTGGAAGTGACAGACCCAGCATCATAAGACTATTGGAATATAAAAAAAGCAGGAGGAAGATAAATTATGGGATTTTTTGACAAGGACAAAACCGAGAACACAGAGGAAGCGGCAAAGGCAGCAGACGGCAACATCGTGGAGATGCCCGAGAGGAAGCCGTTCCAATCATGGACAGTCGGCGGGGAGACATACAGGCTCAAACTCCGAACACCTGACATAGCGGAGCTTGAGCAGAAATACAAGACCAACCTCATGAACGTGATGGGCACAAGCAAGGGCGGGATGCCCGCACTCACAGTCATGCTGGATGTGGCACATGCGGCCACGAGGAAATACCACCACAGCATCAAAAGGGCGGACGTAAACGACATATTCGACAGGTACATAGACGAGGGCGGCTCACAGCTTGAGTTTTATACAAACATCTATATGGGAATCTTTGCGGCATCGGGTTTCTTCTCAGCCTCCCTGGAAAACCAGATGGAGGGGGCACTGGAGGAGGCAAGGGAGATCCTTTAGACGGCACAACCACCCTGACCGAGCAGCTATCAAGGGGGCTGTATCCATTGTTTCTGGACTGCGGGTACAGCCCCACTTTGTATTGGAGCCTGGGCATAGACGAGATAACCGACCTGGTGGAGTCATACGGCAGGAGGATGGAACGCGAGCAGGAGAGAAGGCGTGCCGACATCAAGGATGAGATCATGCTTCTATGGAACCAATGCCAACAGCTCATGAACATGGCGGCGCATTCAATGCACCCACAGGATGTGGAATTAAAGCCACCCCACGAATACTATCCCGACCTCTTTGACGAAGAGGCGGAAACGTGTGAGGAGGAGAAGGCTAAAAACGAGCTTGCACTCCACAAGGCAAGGATGGAGGAATACGCATACAGGCACAACAGGGCAAGGGAGAGAGACACACATGGAAGGAATGACACTGGAAAAGCTCCAGGTAATAATACAGGCACAGATCGAGCAGTACACAGAGGCGATGAAGACTGTGCAGAACACAACCGACAAGGCGGTCGGACAGGTCGAGAAGAGGACTAAAGTCCTTAACAACGTCTTCAAGAAGATAGGAAAAGCAATAGCGGTGGCATTCTCCATAGCCGCACTGGTCAATTTCGGCAGGGCGTGCATAGAGGTCGGTAGCGACCTGGCGGAGGTGCAGAACGTGGTCGACGTCACCTTCGGCGAGTCGAACAAAAAAATAGAGGAATTTGCCAAGAACGCGGCGGAATCGTTCGGATTATCCGAACTATCCGCAAAACAGTATACCTCGACTATGGGTGCGATGTTGAAGAGCATGGGCATAACAGGAACACAGCTTGAGGACATGAGCACGGAGCTGGCAGGGCTGGCAGGCGACATCGCATCATTCTACAATCTGGACACCGACGAGGCGTTCTCAAAGATAAGGTCGGGCATATCGGGTGAAACCGAGCCGCTAAAGCAATTGGGAATCAACCTGTCGGTTGCAAACCTAGAACAGTACGCCCTCACGCAGGGCATAAAAAAGAGCTATTCGGCAATGACGCAGCAGGAGCAGGCGGTATTAAGGTACAACTACCTGTTATCGGTGACAAGCGACGCGCAGGGGGACTTTGCAAGGACCTCCGACAGCTGGGCGAACCAGGTAAGGATATTACAGTTAAAGTTTGAATCCCTAAAGGCGACACTCGGACAGGCATTCATAGCGGTACTCACACCAGTATTAAAGGTAATCAACCAGCTTATATCAAAACTACAGACGGCAGCGGATGCATTCAGCAAACTGATAAGCCTTATAACGGGCAAATCATCATCAACAAGCACAGCCGTAAGCTCCGTGGCAAGCTCAGTAGACACAGCGACGGACAGCACGGACGACCTTACGGCATCAACAGAGGCGGCAGGCACGGCGGCAAAGGAGGCATACAGCGGACTTGGTTCGTTTGATGAGATAAATTCGCTTACCAAGAACAGCTCAAGCGGTTCAGGCAGCACCGCATACGACACAGATGCTTTGGACAGCGTTGACACGGCTGTTGATGATGCAGCAGATGATGTTGAAGGCGAACTAAACCCTGCAATACAGAAAGCAATAGAATCAGCCGAAACAGCCCTAAACGCAATTAAGAGTCTTATAACGTCAATAGGAACCGCATGGAGTGAGGCATGGAACTCTGGGGACGGGTACGAGCTTGTAACGGCATTCTTTACAATGCTGTCAAACATCAGCCTGGTGGTAGCGGCGATTGCAACATCATTCGCCAAGGCATTCGACACACCGACGGGCGTTGCGGTATGCTCCAATATAATGGGGATAATAACAGGCATATTCAACACGGTCGGAAACCTTGCAGCGGCATTTACCAACGCATGGGAGACGGCAGGCATAGGCGATTCGATTGCAAACAACATACTGACAATAATCAACAGTATACTTTCCAAAGTCCATAATATTGCAGACAGTACGGCTGAATGGGCAAAGAATATCGACTTCTACCCCATGCTTGAATCAATCAACGGACTTCTGGAGGCAATACAGCCGTTGACGGACAATATAGGCGAGGGGCTGGAATGGTTCTATGAAAACGTATTACTGCCACTGGCATCATGGACAATAGAGGATGTAATACCATCATTCCTCGACCTACTCTCGTCGGCACTGGACGTGCTTAACGAAGCGGTTGAGGCACTCCAACCATTAGGTGAGTGGCTCTGGGATGAATTCCTGCAACCATTGTCAGAATGGGCAGGCGACGCAGTGGTTGCGACAATACAGGCACTTTCAAAGGCACTTGACGCAGTGGGAAAATGGATATCCGAACACCAAGAGGCTGTGGAAACGATGACACTTGTAATCGGGATATTTGCAACGGCATGGGGAGTGGTTACGGCAGCAGTCACGGCATGGAACGCAGTAGGAACGGCGGCAACAGCAGTAACCACAGCGCTTGGTGTTGCA